GAAAGCACCCGACACATATATCTGTGCCAGGTGCTATTTTACAAGCCTTGATGCAAGGACTTATCATCCAAGCAACGACCGAACGTCTTCAACGCCAGCATCCCAGTCAGGATCAACATTGAATGAGCTAGCTGCTACAGGTGCAGTTAGAACCTTCTCAGTTGCAATCTTAGCACTCTTTTCACGGAGAGCTACGATAGCAGCCGTAGCCTTAGCAATCTCATCCTTAGTCATGACTTGCTTAGCCGATGCCTTTTCCTTGACAACCTTGACAGGCTTTACTGCCTTAGGTGCCTTGGGCTCTGACTTCACAACAGTAGGTGCAGCAACAGTCTTGGTAGCCTTACCAGTCAGCAACTTAGATGCCCGCCGATCAGATGCCTTGACGGACGTATCTACGTTAAGATTGAGACCAACATAACCGTAACTCACAACCGTACGACCAGTCTTGTTGGTCACAATGTCATGACCAGCCAACTTGAGATACAGAACATACTTGGACGCATAGTTACCCTTGCCGACATACACATTGATTTCAGCGGGTGTTACCGTGCTCTTAGACTTGAGAACCTCAAGAGCCAAATCAAGAGCGGTAGACTTCTTAGCAGACTTAGCCATTTTTGCTCCTTGATTGAGAATGCTTTCTTCGGACGACAAATTCATTTCATGTAACGCCACATGCCTTATAAAACCGTTGAATATCAAATCTAGGATTGATCCGCTTACAGGCTGAAGCCACAGCAGCCGCGGCATTGAGGCGTTGAGTCTTGTCCATCATGTGGCTGATTTCTTCGGCGAGGATTTGGAAATGCTTCCGAGTCATGTTTTGCTCCTTGATTGAGAATATGATCTGTATACAGTCTTAGCGTACCTTACGCTTTGAAGTCTTACAAATCACAATCTTGTCATTCGGAAAGTCCTTGAGTGACACCTCAAGCTGCTTACGTTGCTCGGCCTTTGAGACCAAAGACCGACGCAGAAGAACAGAAGTCCGCTTGGTGATCGTCATGTGAAAGTTCCTTTGTTCGTTCAACATGTGTACCATTATACTGGCCTGTGGAATGAATACAAGAACTATTTTTGCATAGCTGGTATGCAGGAATGCATAGCTCGGGCTCAAGGAGACGGTACTTACCCGTCCAGCCACGGTAGATTTCGTGGAGGACGGGTTTTCCCATAAAGTATTGATTTTCAATACAATATATTGTAGCATCTTCAATCACTTAGCACAAAACCTAGTGTACTGTATCCCATAGATAAAATTCTCTGCCATTCCAGACGTTTAGCATATAGTTCTCGGCATAGAACTCGGCAAATTCGGGATCAATAAACACCATATGATGTACCATCAACTTACCTTCATATGCTTTGAGATCATACTTGGTCTGACCAGTTGAGTCCTTGCCGTCTTTCTGTATGATGATAGATTTGATCATACTGCCTCCTTTTGCTTGTTTCGCTGGAGAAAAGTCTTGACCGTGTATGCCGACACAGAAGCCTTGATACCCAAGGTATTCTTGTCAATGTGATATGCAGACAAAACATAACCGAGAGTGCTTACATATCCATACCGACTCCAATTGGTGGTTTGGGCTGTATTCTTCATATGATCGACCAGAGCATCAACACCACCATAAGCCGCAGCATGTGGGTTAAGCATACACACCACATCCGCAGTCTCATGGAGGTTCTCTTCATCAAATTCAATAGACTTGGGCGAGCCGTCGGCATTCAGGAAATGGATAGCCATGTGCTAGATTCCTTGTTCGCTTTGTTGATGATGTAATCATACTGGAATTTGGAAAGAATGCAACCACTATTTTTGCATAGCTGATATGCAGTGGCTGCATACCTTACCGAATGTCAGTGTTGAGACGAGGTTTAAGTTGCTTGATCAACTGCCGTTCTACCTGATGAGCATCAGTCTTACCACGAACGACCTGAACGATGGTAACGTCAAAAGCATCGGCACCATGCTTGCGGATAGCATTACAAAGCCGCCAGTCATGCTGTTCCGTCATAGCACGTTGGACATGTTTCAGCCAACGCCGACGGAGACTTTTAGCAGGACTGCGATCTTGTACATAAGTGACGCCGATATAGACCAACGACTTCACCTGGAGCATATACACCAGGTGATTGCGGTCGGACCGTTTTTTGCGACGTTTGATCATGAGTCCATTATACTGGTCTGGAACTCAAAGTCAACCATGGAATGTGAAAAATTATTGCTTTTTTAGCAAAGATCGTAGAATTTTATTCTACAGTATAAGTGTATACAGATTATCTGTACTAATCACTTTCTTGTAACATAAAAATCATCTTTTTCGTCATAATTGTCTTGGTGCTTGGACCAAGCCTTCTTCCAATTTCGTGTTTCACGTCGGCGTGGCGATTCCTTCTTTTTACCACGCTTTGTGTATTCATCTTCATCATCATAGATATCTTCTTCAAAACGGATATGACGATTCTTCATTTGGTATTCAGTCCTTTGCTTGTTATGCTTTAATCAGGTCTGGAAAGGCTTGTTTTACCACAGACAGGGTTAGTCCTTTCACATGTTGTTTTTTCAACAGCATGTTGGCATATACTTCAGCCTCTTTTGCTTCAAGAGACTCAAGAATCTGGATAAGAATTTCTTCTTTGCGTTTGTGAGAAAGATTTGGATTTACCTTAGGATTGTTCTCTTGAAACAGATATGCACGACCCAACTCTTGATGAATTGATGTGTAGCCTAATCCTATTGGTGCATCAGATGGTTTGTAATCAGGAATCTTCTTGAAACAGAATTTGACATTAGGGCTAAATGTACCTTCAAGCACATTCTTGAGTGCATAGGAATCATTCTTTTGTAGAACTTCTACTTTTTCTTTTGTTGTCTTTGCATGTTCAAACTCAGTAAAGACTTCATGTATATTCTTCATCATATCATTTCACCTTTTTAAAATTCATCAGCAACTTCTACAAGAGCTTTGAGCTTATTTTGCATCAAATAGTTTAGCATGTTCATTCGTGTACTTGGTTTATTGTTATCATAAGATTCAACAATTTGTTTCTTTAATTGGTCTGGCACACAGTCAAGATCGACCAGCATCTTATTTCTGCTATAACCACGCCGCATGACTTCAGTGGTACAAAATTGACTTGGATCACACTTTAGCCATTCAAGCATCTTATTCTTATTTATGCTTTTCTGTCTTTCTCCGATAACAAATGTATTATCAGGTGACAAGAAATTGGGAATGCCATCACCACGATCACCCTTGAGAATATGTTCTTTGACAAATAAGTGAGGATCTTCAGTACGAATGAATCTCTTGAGGATTGGGCTGTATTGCTGAACAGAGTCATATTTCTGAAGTTGAACGAAGTCTTTATCAGATGATAAAATCAATACATCTTCATGTGGTGCAAACCGACCAGTTAGAACAGCAATGATATCATCCGCTTCTGCACCCTCAACTTCAAGGACACGATAAGGAAAATTTAACTTTAGTTCATCACGAATCTTGTTAAGTGTTTCAAAGATAAGGTTCCAGTCAAAGTCCGACTTCTCACGATCTTTCTTCCGATTAGACTTATAAAATGGAAATACCTCACGGCGCCAGTATTTCTTACTGTCGCAGCAGATCACCATGTTGCCATATTTTGATTTGAATTGTTTGGTATATGATCTAAGACTATTGAGGACAATGTGACGAATTAAGTCTTCTTCAATCTTTGCTTTTGGATCACTGTTGATGTGCATCATTAGATTTGAAATGAGCACCTGATTGAGGTCTACGAGGATAATGACACTTCTCCATGATTATGTTACAACATTATATATGTGTTATTCGTCCTTGTCAACCTCTTCTTTGAGTTGAACCACAACATTTTCTTCCATAAATGTGTGGAGATCATGCTCGATTCCAAGTGAACGATAGATGGTTGCTTTAAGAACAGTAGATGAAAAATAAAAATCTTTGATAAACTTTTCTGCTTCAATATCTAATCCACAACCATCTAGTTCACGTAGAACATTATCTTCAATATCGTCACACAAGGCATCCGCAAAATTCTTGATACCAGTTTCTTTCATTTTTTCAAGGTACTCAATATTCATGTTCTCACGGATGATCTTGCTTTTTGGAAATTGAAGAATGTTCTCTGTCATTTGATCGCCCTCAAAATTATTGTATCAGTATTTATTCTGCCCGTTGCTGCCTTTTCTTTGGTTTTCAGTTCGTCCATCAATTTGCGAAGGACGATCTTACCACCTTCTAGCAGGCGAGGCAGAATCACATCGGGCTTCCGCACTGTTTTGGTAACTGACGACTTCTCATCAAAACCAGTGATTGTAGATCCTTTGACAGATAGACCAGCACCGACAGCATTATATACAGTCAACGCTTTAGTCTTATCGTTGAATACCCACAATTGAAATGCACCAACGATATCTGTTGGCTTGATACTTGTCAGTGTTTCATTCTTCTCCTTATACTTCATCTTAGCCACAAGAACAGCCGCTGGCTTAACCTTCTTCTTGCGTGGTTTGCGAGTGGCTTTGACTACAGTTGCTTGTGTTTCACACATAGCAATGATAGACTGAAGAAAAGCAACATATGCTTTCAACTCAGATTTCTTCCAATGCTTGTATGCATACTTGATGTCTGGATCAGTGGAACGAAGAGCATCATATGCTTCAGCATAGATAGGCTGATAATACTCTTTGATCTTATTTGCTACTTGTGCTTTGACAGCCCTATTCCTAAACCACTCAGCAACATCAAAGTCATTTTTACCATTGAGAATAAACACATCAACTTGCTGTTCAAGATCGCCGATCAATTCAGATGCACGATTCTCAATTCTATCTTGAATAGACACAACATTGGTAGGTTGTGGTGCTATGTCTTCGTCAGGCAACTTAACTGCCTGAATAAGATCATGAAGTTTTTGAAGCATAGCCTTCTCATCTTCTTGAACAAGAGAGCCACCAGCAATCACAATACGGCATTGCCAGCCAAGTGTGCGGAGCTTGGCTGGTTCAATACGCTCAACTTTTTTGATGATATTCTTAGATGCTTTCTTGGTCTTCAGATAAGTTAAAACAAACTTCTTGGCATCATCATTGTTATAGTTATAATTGTACCAGTTATATGCTTTGATGATGTCGACCTTAGATGACTTTGTAGTGATAGCGGGTTCATCACCCATAACCTTATAGTCAACCGTTGGCTTTCGCATTTTGTTCCTCAAGATCAGAAAATGCATATTCTTGGAACTCTGTGATCAAGCACGTTCCATCTTCACTATACCCTATCTTTTCATCTATGTCAAATGCAAAATCCCATGCTTCCTCTATGTTATTGAAAACTTTAGAAGAAGAAAATGCTTCTACGATTCCTTTTGAATTAGGAAGATATCTTCCACTTTCTTCTAGGAATGTTCCATAGATGTTATCAATTGCCTGAGTATGAACTACACGAAACTCTGGTCCATATGTCTGTAGAATGTATGTTCCGTTATCTGCTGACAAAATTATCTCCCGTTTGCTACTTTGAGAAACTTATCCGCTACATGTGTAGCACACCAACTGTCTGGCTTTACGATAGGAATAATGTTACATGTTCCTTTGATATAGCCAATTGCTTGATCTAGCACTAAACTTGATGCATGGCGTTCATCACGATTAATGTCAAGATGAATTTCTACATCACGAATGCCGATAACTTCGGCCAACTCTAGATATAACTCAGATGCTTTATAGACTTCTTTCATCAATCTATATGTTGGTTTTTTCTTATCAATCGTAAAATCTTGTTCTGTAAACTTTTCACCAAAGATTTTACATCCATGTGATTGTTCAATATGAATAACAACAACAAGATAAAAGTCAGCAAATTTACCCCTTTTAGTCACAAAAGCATCTGAATCACAACCAATGTAAATTTTTGATTGTTCACTTTGCTTTTCTATAAAAGATTTTACTTCTGCTAACTTTTTCTTGCTGAACATGTCACTTCTTCCTTGCTCTTCGTGCTTTTCTCTTAGCACTTCCAATTTTTCTTCTACCTTTTCTGGGTCTTGATTTATGTGGATGTGGCATTCTCATTATCTCCTTATCGTAAGAAATACATGGCTAGTGCACCAATAGCAATACCCACAGTGGCTGATATTCCAACCACTATGGATATATAGATGTAAATTATTCTAGTGATAACTGGTTCTAAATTCATCCTGGGATCTTACTTACAATCATATAACAAGAAAATATGATATTAAAAATTCCCATAACAAAATTAAAAGGATTAAAAAATGGTCTATAAATTCCTAAAATCATGACATTGTAGTAAACAATCATTAGAAGCATCGTTCCAATGATGATATTAAACAGATACCAATAAATCATGATCACCTCAATTCAATTTCAAATTTGGTTACGGAATCAACACGGAATGAACGCCAAGCTTTCTTATCTAGATCCCAAACTGATAGAGATTCATCGTTTTGTTTACGAGTTTTCTTATCAGGATCTGAGTCAACAGCAGGTAGCAACTCTTCCTTGAGAGTGCAACGCATCACTCGGTTTGTGCCATCTTTCTTAGTGAATGTTACAGAAGCAACAGACTTGGTTAGAACATCTCTGAAGCCATCACGTGTCAACATGTTATTCATCCATCTTTAGATATTTGTCTAGTTCACTTTTGTTAGGTTCTTCATTCAATCTATCCCATATATCACACTCTAAAAGATAGACAAGGATAGATATTAACATATTGACAATAAAAATTCTGTAGTCATAATTCTTAACTAGAACCATAATTAGACTGACTGCTGTAGCAAAAAAGATAATCCGATTGATAATAACAAGACAACTTAGCAAATAAACGACTTGTTTCATTGTAGACTCTTCATCATCTTGCTGGCAATATCAATGGTATCCAACATTGTGACTAGATCAGTATATCCACCAATCAAATCATTGTCAATGAAAATCTGTGGTGTGGTAAGTTTTACATGTGGACCAAGTTTTTGCGACAAATCTTCTTTTGTATAATCCACACCATACTTCAGTTCCTGATATACATATCCCTTCTGTTCTAGAAGAGATTTAGCCTTATCACACCATGAACAATTATCTTTGCTATAGATAACAACATTCATACTTTTCTCCCAAGAGATTTAGCGTCATCTGCATCCGTGACAAACATATATGCACCCTTGTTTGTATATGGTGCTACACGGCGCTTCTTACGCTCTGTTTCCTCAATAACTTCTTTACTCTCGTTTACATCACGACGCCACTTATAGTCTTCAACAGACTTCTTGTAGCCATTGCCAGGAATAGAGTTGGACAATGGTACAGGGTTCTTGGTAATTGTCAAGTCTGGCATATTGTCTGGATTATTTATACGCTTTTGACGCTTTTGGGGTACGCTGATGCCCATAGATGCAAGAAACCGAGCATGTTCTGCTTTAGCATTCTGTAAACGTTTTGTCTGTGGGAGCTTACGCTTACCCGATGATTGGTGTGTATAGATAAGTGCCACAAGAACCTCGTTGGATGATTAGAGGATGCCGAAAGCAATAAGAACCAAAGGTCCAAATGTACAAAGAAAGATATAAGCAAGAAGAAACCAAAGAGCCGTATGATATCCATCTTTCATATTGCACCTATTGCTAGAAGAATCAAAAAGAAAAACACATACATAATTACCAGAAGTGATAGTATATGTTTTATGAACTCAAACAATTCATACATACGCATCACCCGAACTGTCTGTAATAGTTGTATTCATCTTCTTGAGTTTCATACAGGGCATCGTCATCATTGTCAAATGGAAGTTTAGTGTCCCAATATTGATGTTGCTCGTTCCACTGATAATGACATATCCACCAGTTTACAAGTTCAGAAACAGTATACTGATGCATATATTTACCCTTGGTACCATATTGATCTTTATGTGCTTCATAACACATATCATAAAGGTCTTCTTGAGTGCAATGCATAAGACGGTCAACTGCCTGATCGGATGTGAGCATTCTTATGTTCCTTATCATTGATGATGCTGCTATCATACACGGATCCACCATGATGTCAACCACTATTTTGCATAGCAGGTATGCAAAAATGCATAGCTATTTGAGATGTGTATGTTGTATCTTGCATGAAATCCAACAATTATAATAGGAATCAAGTAAAAGACAGTCTCTGACCAGTATTTCTTTAGATTCCAAATAAGAACACCATCCTTTGGACTTACACAGATGAATGATTTCTTTCTTTATACTGTGCCCATTCTTGATGTCTTCATTGAGTTGTTCATTAGAACCAGTATATGTAACCCAATCGGAAGCAACTCGTGTCTTCTTTTTCTTCTTATTCTTTTGATATGTCTTTGACTTAGTGAACAATTTCTTGCCCACATACATTTTATTGTTGGTTTCGTTTTTGATAATATATACAAATCCAACATTGTCGCCGATCATATCATCAGTAAATTCAGAACCGTTATGTAGCCACAAATTAATCTTCCTCTGAGTCCTTGTCTGTTTCCTCTTCATTATAAAGTTCCCCACCGCAGAAACAGCAGAATTTGGGATATCCTGATGTCTCTGCGGGATCAAATACTATTCTAAAGAAGGATTCACATTCTTTGCATTCCTTATTTTCTACTTCTCTTTGTGACATTGCTGTTCCTTATACTATCTCACATCCACCAGCAGCAGAACAAGCTAGTTCTTGTGAGCCAGTGGTTGTGTCTTTTGTCTCATATATAGACAGCTTTGTCCAATCAACATTCTTAGGCATCTTAGCTAACAGTGCTTCATACTCTTCTTTGGTGCAGTCTTGATATGGTGCTTGAGCGTATACATGATCTGAGAATGGCAAGAATGATACACCAGATAACTGATCAAAATACTTCCAGCACCATGCACCAACTTCTGGCCATTCTTCTTCTTTCACAGAGATTGTGATTGAAGGCTTATGCTCACACCATGCGTTCTGATAGATCAACCATAATTCAAGTTGTTCAATTGCAGACATATCTTTTCTAAAGACAGCATTCTCTGGTGCCTTGACCGGGAATGAGAACACATATGTATGATCTGGCTTTGTTACATCATCTTCAACAGGGAATCCCATATCAAGCATCATCTTAGCTAGTGGATCCTTTTTGTCACCACGAACTGTTCTGATGTAATATGGAGAATGACGAGCATGAATACCAGAAGCAGTATCAGTTAATTGCGATACTGTATTATGAGAGATCCAGCCATTAGATAACATATAAGAATGTGTTTTTTCTACTTCAATATCAACTGTAAATTCTGGTTCTTTCAATTTTGTTATTTTTTTAATTTTGATCATTTCAATCTACCTTTTTTGAACTGTTTGTTTTCTATTAAAAACTGTTCTATTGAAATTTCTTCTTGTTTATTAAGAATTACCAAATTGTATTATTTCGTCATTTTCTGTTAATTCGTCTACTCTTTTCCAACCATTAATTGTTTTTAGTTTATGATTTCCTGTAAATTTATATAAATTACCAGAATCATCTTCTATTTCATAAACTTCGTTTATTCCATTTACATATAATTTTGTTACATTTTGTAATTCATAATTTTCGTCCATAACTCTTAATGGCTTATTTAATTCTAACCAAGTTCCTGGATTACATTCAAAAATATTTACATCAGAGTATTCGGCAAATATTTCTGCCATGGACATTTTTCCATGTTCAGTCATAATTTCTGTTTCTAATGTAGTGCATCCTGATGGCTTCACACATGTAACAGCAGCAGATTGTGGAATGCCAATCTTGCCAGCCCATTCTTTGTTTGTCTCAACAGCAATATCACGAAGTGTATTGAGTAACTTTTCAAGTTCAAACTTATAAACTTCACCACCAGACATTTTCAATAGATTGTTATCAAGAATGCCTGTTAGTGAAACGCCAAGCAATCTCTCTTCTTCACAATTTTCTTTCCACTTCTTAGAAATATACTTGAAGTTAGTCAATGTACTTTGAATTGTACCTAGAATGGTAGCAAGCCGAACTTTCTGTGCTAGTGTTTCTTCATTATCTGTTTCACGCACAACAACTTCAGTGAGATTGCAGAACTCCCGTGAACGAAGAATAATTTCAGAGCATGGATTTGTGCCAAATTCATGATTTGAATCACGTCGACCAAATCTTTCTGCTTGCTTTTGTGATGCTGTTCTAGAGAAAATACCACGTTCACCAGACTTTGATTCATAGAGTGATAGCCATTCTTTCATGAAGATACCAACATCAATCTTTTCTCTAGCCACAAATGAATTGTTGGCCAAAGCACGTTGTACATTATCTTTCCACCATTCACCAGACTTTGCAACTCTCATACGGTCATCAGAAAGATCAGAGAGACTAATAAGAGCAGCCCTACGAACACCACCGACAACCACAATCTCTGCAATCTTACAAACAATATCATGACATTCAAGTGTTGTTAGTCTACGACCAGCAGCCCTTTTGAATGTGTTTACACAGAACTTGAATAGTGATACAAGTGGATCTGGACCAGAAGCACGACCACCAAATGTCTTGAGTGGTGCACCTGCTGGTCTTACTTTTGATACATCCCACTTGGGAACCTGACCCGAATATAATAATTGAATAAGTTCTTTGAGTGCTTTTGCCCAACCAAGCTTGGAGTCTGCAACAACAATAGTAGTATCTGATTCATGAAATTCATCAGATACAATTGGTAGTTGATCTGTATATTTTTGTTCAACAGAAAAGCCAACACCAGTACCATTCATGAGAATATAAAGAATCTCATCAAACGACCTTGGATTATCAACAGCAACATATGAGCAATTATATCCTGCAACATTCTCTCTCTTGAGGGCTTCACCAGCAGTCATCAAGCACCGCATTGATGGCATGACTTTGAGAGAAAGAACAGCTTCTTCAAGCTCATTTCTCATTTCTTTAGTGAATGTAAACTTGTTGTTATCACGAAGATGTTCTTCAAAAAAATCAAAATATCGTGCTACAGTTTCAACCCATGTTTCACGGCGGTTCTTTTCTGGCAGCCATCTTGAGTATCGTGAAAGATGGATGAATTCTTGGTAAGGTGTTGCGAAATAATTACTAGACATACGTTGCTCCTGATTATTGATCTAATGTTTTAAGAAATGAAAATTTAGAACATAGAATTTCCCAACAATCTTCGGCAATTTCTCTATGTTCTTTTTGTGTGGCTTTGTCCATTCTGAGTTGGCAATAATGTATCCAGCTACGCAAACTGCCTGACATATACATTCTACTGTTAGTATTACCTTCTGGTAAAATTGCTCTTGCTTGTTCCTTTGCTATACCATTTTCTAATGCCCACTTATATGCTAATTGTGTTTCGTGGAGTAATTGTTCTTGCTTTTGATTCCAGATGATTTGTAGTCTTGTGTCATCTGTTTCAATTGAATTTTGTCTATTCTTCTTATCTTGTAATCTGGCTTCTCTAATAGTAAAACCCAACTGAGATGCATCAGCATACCGTTGGGAAAATTCTTGAAATGAAAATGATCTGTGTCTTAGTATCTGTCTAGCAATATCTCTAGTTGTATTAATCTCCATTACTACATGGACCATTTCAAAAATAGACCAATGCTGATTTCGTATACAATATGCTAGAAGTTTGTCGGATGTTTCGGAATTATTTTGATTTGTAGGATTTGATACACGAGCACAATAAGCAATGAATTGTTCTGGTGTCATCATAGATCGTGCAAGATCATTGCTTATTATAGGTTGTGTTACTGCTACTAAGGTAACCTGTCTTGTCATACTTTTCTCCATGTTTCAAATTGTAATTTGGCTTTTAAATCAGTAAATGTATTATCATCAATCATATTCTTTAATTCACTCTCTGTCATTCCAGACATGATCATATCGTTTAGGTCCTTTGACTCAAGGTTTGAGGGCCAAATACAGATATTGAGTTTTTTGGAGATTACACGATTCATTTGCTTTAGGATGTCTTTGTTTCTGGGTTCACGATCAAACACAAAGACATACTTATGCTGTGCTCCAACTGTATCAACAACAGAAGATAGATTAGCGTCCATAGTTGCAATACAGTTAGGCAAGAACATGCTGTCGAGTGGTCCTTCTACAACATAGATTGGTTTTGTGAAATCAATTTTGTTTAGACCAAAGACTTTCTTAGAGTCTTCTGAAGCCTTGATAGTTATATATCTGACTTTTGAGTTTCCCAGAGCACGACCTTGCACGCCTTGAAGAATATTTTTTTCATCGTAAAATGGAATGACTAGACGTGGATCTTCTTTCAAAAGTTTCTTGCCGTGTTCTGGAAATTGTTTGTCAGCAAATGCTAAGAAATCGTCAGCATAATATAAAGCTGACCAGAACGATTTAGGAATCTTACGCTTTGAAACATACATCTTGGCTGTGTGTGAGTCATCTAGTGATTCAATAGTAGGAAGATCAATTTGCTTCCGAAAGACTGGCTTTTCTTTGAGAATAGAAAAATCTGGACGAGGGACATTAGAATGGCTCTCATCTTTGAACTTTTCCATACGATACTGATCGTACAGATGCACGTCCAATGTTTTGAGTAGATTGCCTAGTGACATGGATGCATGACAATTATGACATACAAAAAGAAGGTTGCTTTTCTTTAGGTAAATATAGCCACGAGCTTTGATCTTATTCTTTTTGGAATCGTTACAGATAGGACAACGAAAATTCCAAAGTTGGTTGCTTTTTTGAGTAAAACGTTCCAACTTTGGAGATAGAAGTGTTACATACTTACGGTCGATATAGCTGGACATGACAATACCTTTGCATGATGAAAAATGGTTCTCAATATATCAGGCTAAAACGATATTGTCAACGAATAAGTTTGCTGAAGAAATTGGTAACAAGAAACACGGCAAGAGCTATGCCTCCCATCATCATATATCTCCATGTGTTGATTTGACCTATGCTGTCGGTAAGTTCTTTTTTGAGGGTTTTGATTTCAGACAGAATGACTAATTCCGTCTGTTCTATTTTGTTTGTGAGATCATGGTTTACATTATTAATCTTTGATGTGAGTTCTGTCACATCTCTATCGTGTTCTGTTCTTTGTTGTGCTAAAGAGTTTTCTAATTCTTTGTTTGTCTGTTCTTGCATCTGGAGTTTTTGTTCTTGAAGAGATATGATTCTTGATAAGTCTGAAGCTACCTTTTTCATATCATCTACATTTGAATCAATTCGCTCACATAACCGACTGATAACAGATACATCTTTTTTCACAAGTTCAATCTCAAGTTTATTAGAGTATTCAGATTTACTGTCAGCCATTTTTACTCCGTCAAGACTATCTAGCATCTTTGATGTTTTTTCTTTTTCTAATAATATGGAGTATACTTTCAGTCAAATCAGTATCTAAAGTTTTCCTTCTTAGGATATTACCCATAATGGGTGCAGCATCAGCATTTTGTCGTTGATGCCTTCTTTGTGCTGCTACAGAAATACCAGGTTCACCAGCAGCACCTACACCAAGTCCTGCAATATTACCACCACCTGCTGCATTTGCTGGTGCACCATCTTCATTTAATTTTCTTCTATATTTCATCATTTTTCTCTTGACAAATGATTGACTGACTGGTATAAAGGCTATGTAGCCGCTTCAATGAATATATTTATGTTATATGTTCCTTAACTTATTGATTACATGATTATCCATTAGTATATCTGATGAATATATGTTGTTTCCATTGATACCTATCACTTTGTTAGGCATATAGTTAAGGAATATTAGAAATGGTTTAAGTATTGAATAATCTTCTTCATCAATCTTGAAAAACAACATACGAACTGTTGCTTCAGTTCCAAAAACATTAGAGAGAACGATGATATGATTAAGTATCAACCGCTCTCTCAAATCTCTAGTTAACTTATATTTCTTTATTAATCTCTTGATATACTTTAGTCTCTTGTAGTCGTCTTCAAATTCACTAATGATACAATTTGGACTATTGTAACATTTCATAGCATATATCAATAAATTATCATCAGTTAAATTATCAAACATTATTTCTTAGAGGTTCTTGTTCCATATAATATTCTAGCATTATCTTTAGGAGATTGTCTAGAAACTATTGATTTTCTCATTCTTTCTCTTGTGTATTGTGCTGCTTTAGCTGGATCATTTTTTACACCAGGAAACTTATTAACATAACCACGTGGCATTACATCCAAGAAAGAGTGTTCATCTAAACTTTTTTTTTAATATAATCCGTTACTTTTTGAAGCATAGATGGTTTTTTTGTAACTTCATCAGTCCAGTTTTTAGGTCTTTTAGATTCTATTTCTTTATTACGTTCTGGAGTTCTCAAAAGTGCTTTAGGATCTCTTTTTTCTCCAGGTTTTTTTGTTACATTTGCTTTTGCTTTTGAAAATCTAATAACTTCACCTTCTGCTAATCTACTTTTTTTACGTGCGTTAAGGACAGACTTAGAGATAACAT